CGGTGAGGAAGCGGTACTGGTAGCCCGCGACCGCCGTGCCACCCTCGGGGGCCGGCTTGTCCACGTAGGGCGGGCGGGTGTCGACCGCCAGGTCGTCGTGGGCATCGAGGCTGATGTTGACGAGAGTCTCTTCGTAGGACGCCACTGGGGCCCTCCTGCTGGTCTGGTTGGAACCGGGGGTGGGGGCCTAGCGGCCCTGCTCGGACAGGAACTCGTCGTAGAGGCTGGGGTCGGCCTCGAGCGCCCGCTCCCGCGCCGACTCCATCGAGATGTCGGGGTTCTCCTTGCGGATCTCCTGGGCGCTGGCGTCCAGCTTGGAGATGGCCTGGTAGCCCTCCCCACCCCCGCGCTTGCCGACCTCGGAGAACAGCGTGGCGCTTGCCACCTGGTCGTCCGCGGAGCGCAGCGCCTTCTCGAGCACGCCCCGCTCGTCCTCGTCGAGGACCTCGTCGAGCTTCTTGAGCACCGGGCCGAACTCCTCCGCGCTCACCGGCAGCGAGCGGTAGGTCTGGGCCTTGGCGAGGTACTCGCCGTTGAGCCGGTGCTCACGCTCGGCCTTGGCGATCTCGTCCGCCTCGTTGGCGCGGGCCTCGGCGGCGGTGATGCGCTCCATCGCCTTGTTGATGGCTTCGCGCTGCTCCTCACCTTCGAGGTTCTTGGAGAGCTCGGAGAGGAAGCTCAGGTCCCCCTCGTCGAGGTCGCCTGCGCTCTTGCCGAAGGGGTTGGACTGGGTGCTCACGTTCTCCTCCTGGTGTTGGCCAGACGGCTTGTTGAGGTCACCGTTGGCTGCGGCGACCGCTTCCTCGAGCTGCTTGATGTACTGCACGACCTCGTCAGGGAGCGGAGGCCCAGCCTGCATCTGGCCGGCCACCGGGTCCTGACCCGGCATCTGGCCCGGGACCTGACCTGGCATCTGCTGCGCCGCCGGGAAGGCCTGCGCCCCGCCCATCACGTTCTGTGGGCCAGGTGCGGGCTGACCCTGGGGCTGCATCCCATAGGGGAGCTGGGGGCCACCAGGGTTGAAGCCGGCCTTCTCGACGTCGTCCATGGACGTGAGATTGCCAGCGTCGTCATGCCCTGTCGTGGACTCACTCACTTGTCCTCCGAACATCTTGTCGACCAGGGTGGTGAAGAAGCCCTTGGAGGTCTCCTCTTCGGGCTCCTCGTCGCCCTCTTCGTCCTCGACTTCGAGCGGGCCGGTGGTGTCGGCAGAGGACGCATCCGGGTCGGCCTTGGAGGTCTCCTCGTGCTCTTCGTCGTGTTCCTCGTCGCGGTCGTCGCGCTTGGACAGGACCATGCGCGCGTGTTGGTTCGCACCGCGATCGACGAACGAGACCTCGTCGAAGTCCATGTCGGTGAGGCTGGTGACTTCCTTCGGACTGGTCACGCCGGGTCCTTCCCGAGGTACTTGGTCAGTAGCTCCACATCGCGTGGGGTGAGGCTCTTGCGCATCTTCCTGCGCTCATCGACCCAGTTCTGCACGCCCTCAGCGCCCTTGATCGCGCCGTAGGTCCCACCGCCGTACAGACCGGCGATACCGAGGGACTCCAGGCCAAGCGTGGTGCCCGGGTAGCGGCTCTGGGCCACGCCGTAGTTGCGCCCGGCCTGACGACCGGCCTCGGCCCCTGCTGCACCGACCTGGCGGCCGAAGCCAGCAGCTTGCTGGCCGACACCCTGCGCTGCGCCGGCGACCTGGCCCGGCACGTTGCCGATGCGCTGGCCGGCAGACCACGCCTGGGAGGGGTTCATCGGCTGGATGGGTGTCCGCATCCCGCCCATGAAGTCCGAGAGGCCACCGCGAGCCCGCGCGGGGCCTGCGGGAAGGCCAGGGAATGACCCACCGGGCAACCCACCGGCCGGAGGACCGCCACCACGCCGCCCGCCGTAGCGCGCTGCCTGGGCCCCACGCTGGCCGAACATCCGTGCCGCCGCGCGCCCCTGTGGGGTCGCGAGCGCCGCAGCGCCACCGACCGCAGCCAACCCCGCGCCTGCCTGGGCAGCGCTGGAGGTCTTGGAGTGGTCCCCGCGGGAGTGGTCGCTGCTCTTGGTGGGATCGTGATCCTCCTGGTCGTGGCTGCCGATGAGGTGCTTGGAGAGCCGCTCGAAGTGCGGGGAGACGATCTCGTGGCTCTCGAGCGCTTTGGACAGCTCGTCCAGGTGGGCGTGGAACTGCTCGGTGTTGGAGGCGCGCTCGGCCGCCTTGGCGATCAGCGCCTTGGCCAGCTCGTGGTCGCGCTTGTCGAGACGAGCGAGCTCCGCCTCCAGCGCGAAGATCTCCTCGTCGGACGGACCGTCGGTTGGGCCACCACCGGTGCGCGGCAGCGCCTCGTACAGCTCCGCCTCGCGCGAGGGGTCGTCGTTGGTCGCCCAGGTGTCGATGCTCTCGCGATCTTGGTCGGTGAGCTTGGGCTGATCGCTCTCGACCGGCTGCTTGTTCTTGCGCCCGAAGACCGAGGTGCCACGCACGGCAGAGGCGAACATCGGCCATCCGACGTAGGGCGCGAGCACTCCGGCCGCCGCGGCAGCGCGCCGCCCACCCTCGATGCGATCGGGGTCCTTGGTCGTGCCGTGCTGGTTGCGCGCGTGACCCTTGGGCTGTCCCTGGCCCTCCTGAGTGGGGTCGTGGTCCTGCTGGTCGTGACGTCCGAGCAGGTGCTTCTCGAGGGTGTCTCCGTGGCCCTTGTCGTAGGTGGCCATCAGGAACTCGTGGATGTCGTCGTCCGAGGGGTTGGCCACCCCCTGCTCGCGCATCCAGTTCTTCAGCGTGTCGTCGAGCTGCTCGGGGGTGACCTTGTCACCCGTGGCACGCGCGATGCGTTCGAGCCAGCCCTCGTACTCCTTGGCGGAGCGGGTCATCACGCCCTTGGAGACCTTCTTGCGCTTGCCGACGCCGTGGACCGAGAAGCTGGTGTACTTGCCCTTCTTGACCTTGTCCCAGGCCTCGTCACCAGCGGGACCCTTCTCGACCTGGAAGCCGATCCACCACCCGCGCGGAGTGGTCTCGGGCAGGCCCATCTTGGCGATCTTCTCGTCGGTGAAGACCATCGACTCGATCAACGTGCCGATCTGCCTGGGCGCGTCCTTGGACAGGCGCTCATGCATCGCCCCACCCACGCGCGAGTCGAGCACGTAGTTGTAGGCCGCCTTCTCGAGCTCATCGGTGGTCATGGTGTCGCCCTGGAGGTCGACGACCTCCTCGCCGTTGAGCTCGGTCACCGATGCCCAGCCGAAGGCTTGGCGCTGGTCGGGGTCGACCTTGCTGATCGTCCCCTCAAGGGTCAGGTCATCCATGCCGGGAGCATAAGAGCCGCTCTTGGTCACGTCCTTGACTCCCTTGGCGGCACTCCAGGCGATGCGCATCCTGGCCTCGGTGTCGCCCTCGGCCGAGTTGTAGGCGTGCATGAAGGCACGCTTCTGCTTCGAGGTGAGGTCCTTGGCCTGCTCGGGCAGCTCGTCCGTGCTCGAGTAGGGCATCAGCTGACTCCGAGTTCGGCGAAGGTGTCCGCGGCCTGCTCGCGCCCGCGTCGTTCCATGATGTCGTTGAACCAGGTCTCGTAGATCCTGGGGTTGCGCGGGGTCTCGTAGCCGGTGTCATCGCTCTTGCGCGCGTCCATGCGCAGCAGCGCGGTGCGCATCTCGTCCCACTCCTCGCGGAAGGTCTCGGGACGCGGCATCGCCTCGCCGGTGTGGGCGACCTGGACGGGGACCTTGCGGATGCCGGCGCGTTTGGCGGCCTGGGCTCGGTGCGCCCCGTCCACGATCGCCGCGCCATCGGTGTAGACCACCATGCGGATCGGCTGGGTCTGGTCGTAGCCCTCCGACATCATCTTCTGGGCCAGGGAGTTGATCCGGTTCTCGTTGCCGAGCCGGAAGCCCTGGCCCTCGGCCATCATGTCGAGATAGCGCGAGCGGTACTTGCCCACCTCACCGTGCTGGATGCGCCGCAGCGGCCGGGAGAAGCGCTGGTTGAGCTTGCGCATCTCGGTGACCAGCCCCTCGGTGTCCACGACGCGCCCGAGGGTGAGCAGGCTGGCGGCAGCTCCAACCAGCTTATTCCCTCCGATTGCATCTGGTACAGCGCTCTCCCCGGGACCGTAGTGGCCAGGGGCACTGCGGTGGTGGGCCTCGACGGTGGTGCCGTCGTCGCGCGTGTAGGCGTCGATCCAGATGCGCGACTTGGCGATGTTCTGTGCCAGAGCGTAGAACGGGCACTCGAGCAGCGCGACGATCACCTGTTCGGAGAGCGCCTTGGACACCTGTTGCTCGGTCGGTCGTAGGCGTACCTCGACGCTGTGCTTGCCTGTCCGCTTGGTCTCGACGACCTCGTGGTTGCCAGAGACCACCCACTCGTCGAGGCTCCCCATGATGGAGGGCAGGTTGCGCGACACCGGCTCGATGGAGACCCCACGTGCCCCGGGCTCGAGTACCAGCGAGACGCTCTTGCGCCCGAAGCGCACCGCGCTCCAGGCTTGGGTACCGGCGTAGGAGTCAGCGATCTCCCGGCTGGAGGAGAAGGACGCCACGGTGGTGTCGAGCGTCTTGCCCGGCTCGAAGAGGCGTTCGATGTCCTCGACCGGTGCTTTGATCGTCATCCCGCGGTAGAGCTTCGGGGCGTTCGCCGGTGCGTGCTTAGCTACATCAGCCAGCGCGAGCAGTGACGAGTCCTGGTGCCGGCGCTTACGCAGCTCGGCAGGTTGCACCTTGCCTTCGAGCATCCCCCGCAACCGGGAGACCTCCTTGAACGAGCCAGCCCACGCCATCATCCCGTCGGCGAGATCCTTGCCGAAGTCCCCGAAGCGGCTGGCCAGGTCGTCAGGGTCGAGCGTGACCCCTTCATCGAGGCCGTTGAGGTAGATCGCTGCCTCCCGGGCAGCCACCGGGCTGCGGACCCGCCTGGTATGCGCCTGAACGGAGGTCCCGTCCTCTCGGGTGTAGGCCTCCACGTCGATCAGGCGCTTGTCCACCTGCTCGTAGACGACCATCTGTCCCTGGCTGACCGGCACGATGATGCATCGGCAGTTGGGGTGGGCCGAGGGGACCATCAGGGTCACTTCAGCCTGGAAGGGTCGCCCGAGCTCGGCCGTCTGGCCGTCCATGGGCGCGCAGATGTTGCAGACCAGCTCGTCCTCGCCGGTGATCCACATCTTCTGGGTATCGATGGGCATCTGCCCGGCCTGGACCGCACGCATCCACTGGGTCTCGCGACCCAGGTTGAAGGCGGTCATCGACTCGGTCGCTGACAGCGTGCGCAACCGCGAGGTGCGCAGCCGATCGGCGTAGCCGCTGGTCAGCCGGCGGATGGAGCGGGCACCACGATCCTGGCGACGCAGCCCCTCGCGGTAGTTCTCCACCGCCTGGGCGTGCTGTGGGGTGAGGTCCCAGAGCATCTTCAGTCGCTCCGTGAGCGCGCGGTTGCCCACCTCGGTGTTGTTTTCGATGATCCGGCGGATGGTGCGCTGGCTCATCTGGGACTGGTTGCGCGCGAAGGCCCTGGCGTAGTTCTCGATCCAGGGGTTCTCGTCCGCGAAGTCACCGATGGTGGCCCCACGGGCGTGGTTGAGTCCCGAGCGGGCTCCGCGCCACGCCAGCCGGCGCAGCGTGCCCACCATCTCGCGCTCGAGCACCTGCTCCAGGCCATCGCCGAACACGATCGAGAAGTCGCTCGGCCCGGAGGGGGCCGTGAGATCCCGCGCGACGTGCTCCCAGCGGGTGCCCCGGGTGACCTGGTCCAGCCCGCGCTTCATGGCCTTGATCACCACCGGGTTGAGCCCGGTGGAGTAGGCCAGCATGTCCTTGTAGTACGAGGCCATCAGCTTGGAGCCGAGCACCTTGGCCCCGGTCCCCGCTCCGAGCGCGATGCCGGCCCCGGCGATCCCGGCCATCGTGGCGGCCCCGAGCCCCGCCCCGGAGTACCGCGCCGAGGTGAAGTCCTCGTGGGTGCGGGTGAACTGGCGCGCGAGCATCGTGGCGGTGTTGGGGTCGGTGGGCCAGCTGCCGTCCTCGTCGATGTAGCGCCCGACCACCGCGGTCAGGCGCGCACGCGCGTCCTCAGCCTCCAGCGCCGTGGTGACCTGCTGGCGCTGATCGGGGCTGAGCGCGTTGAGGAAGGCCTGTTGGGTCACCAGCCAGGACCTTGGAAGTCGAAGTCGGTGATCGCGCGGTTGTAGAGCTCGTCGAGGAAGCGGTCACCGGTGGTGTCGCCGTCGTTCTCGAGCTTGGTCCATTGATCGTCGCTGATGCGCTCCAGATCACGCAGCGTGGCGTTGGCCGCCCGCGAGTCGCCGTACTTGTTGGGGTCCAGCCCGATGCGCTTGAGCCGGTTGACCGCCTTGGGGGTCGAGCCCTGGCTCGGCGGACTGGGGTCGGTCTGGCGCGTACGGACCTCCCCGAAGCCAGAGGGAGGCTGGACCGGGGTGGCCTTCTGCTGGCTCGAGGAGCTGGTGGTGAAGCCACCGGTGGAGGGGGTCTTGGCCCCTGGCCGGGACGCCTCGTTGAGCCCGACCGAGAGCCAGTCCGGCACCTTCTGGTTGGTCTGGGTGTAGAAGCGCTTGATGTTGTTCAGGTTGCCAACGGTGGCCTGCCCGGAGCGCTTGAGCCGGCGGAAGTAGGCCTGGGGGTCCTCGTCCTTGCCCATGCCGGGGATGGTCTGGCGCTGCAGGTCCTTGAGCGTCATCCCCTGTTCGTTCATCGACGAGGGCTGGTTGCGGTTGCCGCGGCTGTCGATGCCCGAGAGGTTGGCCAGCATCGCGCGCAGGTCCTCGCCGAACGAGGAGTCGGGGGTGATGGGGTCGTGGGCGTTGCGCCAGTCCCCGGCCTTGTTGGCCGAGACCTTCAGGTGCAGCGGGAACTCCCCCTGCAAGGCGGCCAGCGCGTTGTTGTAGCCGTCGAAGGTGAGCCCACCGTTCTTCTTCTTGCCGACCAGCTCCCCGTAGCGCTCCAGGATCTGGTAGTGCTCCATCACCAGCCCGTGGCTGCGCTGGGTGAGGTCCAGGGTGAACAGCCCCGCGTTGGAGATCACCGTCAGCGAGTCGGCCCCCATCATCATGGCCGCGTGCAGGTCCTCGGTGGTGGGACCACCGAACATGCGCCGGCGCACGTACTCCACGCCCTCGGTCTGGCGCAACTGGCGCAGGTGGCGGGTGTTGAAGGGCAGGAAGTGGTCGTTGCCCCGCCCCACCGCGTGGACCAGGATGTTGCCGTCGCGGTCGATGATGAAGCCCTCGGAGGGCGGCTGAGCCCCCGCCCGCGCGGCCTCGGAGCCAGGCAGGCGCTTGGCCAGCATCTCGATCGCCCAGTGCCGGGTCTTCTTCTGGTTCTCGGCTGCGGGGATCACGTCGCCGAACTCGGTGACGACCTGGCCCTTCTTCTCGCCCATCGGCAGGTCGTAGCCCCCGAAGCGGAAGTAGTTGTAGGCGATGCGCGCCCCCATGAAGGGACCGAACTCGCTCATCGCCCGGGCGGCGAACTGGAACTTGCCCGTGGCGTTGGTGAAGAAGTTGATGGCGTTGAGGATCCCACCACCGATGGTGGAGCCTCCCAGGAACGCCTGGAGCGCGCCCTGGTTGGTCTCGTTGCCGGCGATGTCGAAGAGCCGGTCGACCTTGGGACCACCCACGAGGTTGCGGTCGCCGAAGGTGACGGGGTCACCCTGGAAGCGCGAGTTCTTGTTGTCGATGTCGCGCTGGCGCTTCTCCTCGCGCCGCTTCTCCTCCGCGACGTCATCGGGGTGGTCGCGGACCTTCTCGCCCTTGCGCGGCTTGTGCCCGGGCGGCAGCGTGCGCCAGTGCCGGGTGATGGTCTCGCCGTCGCGGTTGTACTCCTCGACCTCGACCTGCTGGCGGGCCTTGAGGATCCGAACCACCCGCTCGCGCGTGTCCGCATCCCCATTCATCCCCATCTTGGCCAAGGAGCGGTACAACTTGGAGACGTCCCCGGGCTTCGCACCCTGGATGATGGCCTGGCGGTGCTTGTGCAGCTCGAGCAGCGAGAGCTCCATCAGGGACTGCTCGAGGGCGGCCATGCCCTCGGGGCCCTGGTCGCGCACGAAGCGCAGCGCATCCTCGACGTGCTTGGGATGGCGGGACGAGGTGGTCTTCTTGGTGATGGTGGTGCTCACTGGTACATCTCCTCGTCCTCGAACATCTGCTGGTAGCCCTCCGGGTCCTCTTCGGCGAACGGATCGGTGAAGGCGGCCTCCTGTTGGGCGGCCATCATCTCCTGCTGCTGGAGGAACTCCGCCTCCTCGCTCTTCTCCGGCAGCTTGGCCGCGTCCCGGATGAAGTTCTCGAGGTCGGGGTCGGGGAAGAGCGTCATGCCCGAGCCCGAGAGCTTCTGGATGAAGTCACCCAGCTCCCCGAGGTCGGGCGGGTCCACCTCGCCGGGCACGATGCGGGGCAGGTTGCGCGGGGTCCAGCCGTTGTGCTCGAACAGCCGCGGGATCTCGTGGCGGTTGAAGACCTCGGCGATCGCGTCCGCCCAGGAGTTGAGCGCGGTGCGGAAGATGCCGGTCTTGTTCACGCTGAGCGCGTAGGAGCCGGTCTGCTCGTGGCCGAGCAGGATGAAGTCGGCCAGGATCGACATCGCGATGCGCTGCTCGTAGCGGGTGATGGCCTGGTCGATGCCGATCGCGCGCGTGCCCCCGGAGTTGAGCAGCTGGAAGTCGTAGAGCTTGTTGCCGTGCTCGTCGTACTCCATCGGCATGACGAGCCCCTCCTGCTCGTCGCGCCGGACGTTGCGCACCATCTTCTTGAACTGCTCGACCACCGCCTTGTCGTCGTCGGAGGCGTTGGGGTGCATCATGTCGGCGGGGATGGTGGCCACCGGCAGCCCGGCCAGATCACGCTCGATGCCGATGCCCTCGATCTCCTCGAGGCGCTTCTTGAAGTACCAAGGCCGGTAGCTGGTGCGCAGGATGGAGCGGCCCTCGGGGTTGTTCTTGTGCGCCGAGGTGCGGAACAGCAGGCTCTTGCCGATGGGGATGTCCACCGACTGGTAGTCCGGCGGGGCCTGCTGGGTCATGGCCTGGATGCCGCCGTCGTCGTCGAAGACCCAATCGGTCATCGTGTCCTGGCTGCGGATCGGGATCTTGCGCCAGCCCACCAGTCCGTCGGTGAACTTCGAGCGGAAGCGCGGGTCGCGCACCTCACCGACGCGCCGCTTGTAGACCACCTCGTGCCACGACCAGCCGTAGACCAGCATGGAGAGGATCTCAGAGACCAGGTCCTCCCAGGTGTGGGACATGTCCTCCATGCAGTCGTGGACCAGCTGCTCGGCCTGCAGGTCCTCGTAGGCCTGGGAGTAGGGCTCGGTGCGCCAGCTGATCTGGCGCAGCAGCATGTCCACGGCGAAGACCACCGCGCCGACCACCGGGTCGTTCTCGCGCATCTCCTTGAAGGTCTTGACCGCCCGGATCCCGCGCAGGTTCGGGAGGAACTCCTCGTCCACCTGCCCAGCCCACCGGCGTAGACCGGTCGAGCCCAGCTCCGTGAACTTCCTCTCCACCTCTGCCACAGCGCGCTCCTTGGGTCAGTCGGGATGGTCGCATCTCGACCCTGCTTCTTCGCTCACTCGAGGTCGAGTCCCGCATGGGCCAGGTCGCGCTTGATGTTGCGGATCGCNCGGTGGTCCGAGGCGGTCATGGAGCTGAACACCTTCACGTCGGGGCCCTGGAAGAGCACGTGCCCTCCCTTGCGCGGGGAGACCTCCCAGCCGGGGTGTCGCTGCACCTCTCTGACCAGGCGCTTCATGTCCTTGGACATCCCTCTGGTCCAGCCCTGTGACACGTGGTCCTCCTCTAGCCAGCGGCGATCTTCCACGGCGAACCATCTTCGTAGGCCGCGTCCAACACAGGACGCACCTTACGTGTCCTCCTGTTGCGTTTGTGCCAAGCGAGTGCGAAGGCGCACACNGTGTCGGGTAGGTGGGTGTCCTTGCCTCGGCCATAGAGGTCTTCCAACGAGCAGTACTTGTGCTCGGTGTAGGCGCTCTCGATCTTGGGAGCGATGACCTCACCTCGCCGTTCTCCACCGCCGAGACCCACTCGCTGAGCATGTCATCGCGCGCGCGCCCGGACATGATGAAGGGGGTGGCTCGCCCGTCGAGGTAGTCGTTGATGACGTTGCCGAGCCCGGTGCCGTCGTGGATCCCGTGGCCAGGGAAGCGCTTGAGCCGGTTGTTCATCAGCTTGACCATCATCGGGTAGGGCTTGCGCCGGGTGCGCGAGTAGGCCACCAGCCGCCAGGGCTTGCAGTCCACCCGGAAGGTGACGATGACCGTCCAGTCCTTCTCCTTGGCCCAGTCCGCCCCGGTGATGTACTCGCCGTGGCGCTCGTCTGGCTCCTCGAACTCGTAGCGCTCGCCCTTGTTGGGGTCGTGGTGCTTGTAGACCTGGCGCGCGGGGTGGTCGGGTCCGTCCCCGTAGCCGGCGAAGGCCTTCTCGACGTACTCGGTATCGAAGGCGCGGGAGCCGAAGGAGGGCTCCTGCAGGTCGTACTCCACCTCCCACATGCGCTTGGTGACCATCGAGCGCGTGCGCTNGATGTTGNCCTGGGTCAGCCACCCATCCACCGGGTTGGAGGTCTCGCGCCAGCACCACTCNTGGACCGGGTAGCCCTCCTGCGAGGCNCGNTTGAGCATCTCGGTCATGGTCTTGTCGGGGTACTGGTGGGTGGAGCTCATCACCACCTGAGCCTCGACGCTGCCCTTGGACATCGGCTGGCCCATCGCCGAGTCCAGGATGTTGACGTCCATCTCGTCGATCTCATCCAGTCGCAGGCGCTGGGGGTGGGGGCCACGCACGCTGCGCTGGGAGGCGAGCAGCGCTCTGACCTTGGCCTTGTTGGTCAAGCGCGTCTCGTACATCGAGCCGGGGATGAGCAGCCCCCGTGGTGCCAGGGGCGAGTCCCAGCCATCCCGCATCGCCTCATGGATGTTGATCGACTGAGCCCCAGAACCACCCAAGATGTTGGTCTCCGCCCCCAACAACACCGCCTCGGTGAGCACCAGGTAGGCCAGCGTGCGGCTCTTGCCGCCCATGCCCCGGCTGGCCTTCCAGATCGAGAGCGGGGAGCGGGCGAAGTAGGCCTCGGCGAAAGCGGCGAAGGGGCTCGAGTGGTTGGGACACACCTGTTCGCGGGGGATCTTCACGCCCCACAAGGTGTAGACCGTCCAGTACAGCTCCTCGTCGGTCTGAGGTGGCCGGCTCAGCACGATGCTCATGTGACGCCCCCAGGCAGGGGCATCAGGTCACCGGGGGAGAAGACCTGACAGGAGGAACCTGGGGGCGTCAGGGCCAAGCATGGCAGAGACGGCATGGTCCTCACAGCACTCTCAGGTAGCCAGGGATCGACTCGATGGGGGCCTTGGTGTCGCTGGAGACCTTGGCGTAGACCGTCCACACCCCACGCTCGAGGAAGACGTCCCTGCCGAAGACCACGCGCAGGTGGTCATCAGCGATCTCGACCTCGGTCCACTCGGGCTCATCAGGCAGTGGGGTGTCGTAACCGCGCGTGAAGGCCACCTCCGCCTTGAGGAACAGCGAGGGGTCAACGTCCGTGCCGAAGTAGAGCCGCAGCAGCTCGACGCTGCCGTGCTGGAGGTTGGTGTGATCTGTGTCTATGTAGCTACTCATCGCCCCATCCTATCCATGAGCCTATCGGCATCCATACCACTGAACATGTTCTCACGCGCAGCGCGGGTGAAGACCCCGTCGCGGCTCATGCCGGTGAACACGATCTGGAAGCCGTGCAGGATCTGCTGACGGCCCACGAACACCACAAAGAGCACGTCGCCGAGCTCGAAGGCCGACACCGAGTCGCGTTGGCCGGTGACCGGGACCCTGGTGGCATCGTGGATGGTGAAGTTGGCGATCGAGGTGACCAGCCCGCTGAAGTCGAGCGCGGTCGTCTCCTGCAGGTGGAACTGGCCCTCCACCTCCGAGCGCGTGGTGAAGCTGGCCGAGGCGCTCTCCTCGAGGTCGAACCACCCCTTGGCAGCGATCACGCTGGTGAAGGAGAGCCCCTCGTGCGCCGAGACGCTGAACTCCCCCAGGGCCTCACGGGTGGGAGAGGCCCACTCGATGTCCGAGGCGTCGAGCAGGGCGAAGGAGCCCTCNTGGGTCNCCTGACCGGTGNNGGTGGCCCGCACCAGGTCGCTGACCGCGAAGTCCGAGCGGGCCTCTGCCTGGCCCTCGAGGGANGCGCTGACCTGGTCGTGCGAGGAGAAGGCTCCCTGGNCGTCCTTGTGGCCCTCGAAGGAGGCCGTGGAACCCTCGCGCAGCGAGAAGAGCCCGGTGGCGAGCACCCCGTCGGTCCAGGTGAGCTCCGCGGTGTCAGCTAGGAGGAAGTCCCCGGCGGTGGCGACCTGGGTCTCGAAGCTGATCTCGACCCGCTTGAGGGCCTCGAAGCCCCCGGAGGAGCTCCGATGGCCGGTGAGGTCCACGCTCGCGGTGTCACGCAGCTCGAAGCGCGCGGAGGCGATGGTCGCGTCAGACCACTCAAGGCGAGAGCGATCACGCAGAGTGAAGTGAGCGAGCGGTTCCCCGACCTGTCCGTCGAGGCCGATCGAGGTGGTGTCTTGGACGTGAAAGTGCCCGGTGGCCCCGGTGCGGCCCTCGAGGGAGGCGTCGGTCTGGTCACGAAGATGGAAGTCAGCCACCGGGCTCGCGTGCCCGCTGAAGCTCGCGCTGGAGCGCTCGGTGAGGGTGAAGTGAGTGCCGGGCTGGGCCTCACCGATGAACTCCACATCCACGGTGTCACGAGCGGCCAGCTCACCCGCAGGCTCGATGGAGCCGAGCCACTCCGCGCTCGCC